GTGGCAATTTTTGGGTAATTCAGTCGTTGTAAGTGGGTCCATTTTGATGATTCCACACCACTTCGTAACATCACTTGGGATTTATAACGCCTCAGTTGTGCACTTGCGTCGACCTGATCTGAAGGAAGGATTCGATATACCTGTGGCGACGTTCACGGCTGATGTCGTGTGGAACGCAGATCATGATATTGCGTTCGTGAACTTGCACCGCATTATGCCCAATCGACGGCGCATAGTGAATCATTTCGCGTCTGAGACACGAGCGACTCGACTTTTTGGTACTTTCCAGGGCGCGTTGAGTGGGTATCGTGTTAATGGTGATGAGTTTGAGTCAGTTGTGCTCCACGGTGATATCACCCCAGAAGATGGAGTCGACTATGGAATTGGACAAGAGCGGATCACTGTTCGGAATGCCTATAGGTACGAGATTCACACTCAGAAAGGAGATTGTGGGATGTTGTTAACGGTATCGGACCCGGGTTCGCCAGCGAAACTTATTGGTATGCATGTTGCAGGATCGAAGAATCACAGTAACTGGTCTGTAGCGGTGTGGAGAGAACTTATTGAAGAGGCGTTGACACACTTTGACGTTGTTGCTCAGATGGCGGGTTCGTTCTCACATCTGGAGCCTGCTGAGATGAATGTTGTTGGTGAGTTTTTGCCTGTTGGTGTATTGCCAGATGGACCCGCAGAGTTAGCAAGATCGTGTATTATCCCGTCTTCCTTGCATGGAAAGTTAACAGAACCTACAACTAAACCCGCCCATTTGAAACCCTTTTATCGTGATGGTGTTAAGATCGATCCATTAGAATTGGGAGTTAAGAAAGCAGGGAAATTTATACCTATTATTTCTGAAGAAGCGTTAGACGCTGCTACACGTGATGTGTCGTTGAAGATTCAGTACAATTATCGACGTGATCCTGTGCCCCTAGAGGTTTTGCCTTATGAGCGTGCAGTTGCAGGTATTGAGGGTAACGACTTGTTTAATGGCGTGTCGAGAGTGACATCGCCTGGTTATCCGTATATTAATACACTCGCTCGTGGAAAAGGCAAGACGAAATGGATGGGGAGCGAGGAGTATGTCTTCGATTCCGAAGATGCACTCAAGTTGCGCGCTGATGTTGAGCGTTTGGTCGATGATGCGAAGAATGGGCGTCAGTTGGATGTCCTTTGGTGTGATACACTTAAGGATGAGCGTCGACCTAATGACAAGGTGGATCAGGGCAAGACGCGGGTGTTTTCGAACGGGCCTATGCATTTTAACATTGCTTTTCGCCAGTATTTCCAGGCCGGTTTTGCTCACGTACAACATAATCGGATATATAATGGAGTAGGTGTTGGCTTGAACGTGTGGTCTGCTGAATGGGAGACATTATATCGTCACCTTACGAAGTTTGGAACCGAGAGTGTGATTGATGGTGATTTTGGTAATTTTGATGGGACGTTGAGTGCTGCAGCCCTATGGAGAGTTTTAGATATTTTTAATGAGTTGTACGATGATGGTGAGGAAAATGCACGTGTACGGCGAGCTCTATGGACTGTTGTAGTCAATGCGACACGATATTACCGAGGACAAGTGTACCAGTGCACACATTCTGTGCCGTCTGGTGTTCCCGGGACCAGTATTATCGATAGCATGGCCTTACTCATATTGTTTCGTGTAGTTTGGATGAAATTAGCACCAAAATCATATAAGAATATGGCGGCATTCAATAATCACGTGTCTATCATAACATATGGTGATGATAGTGTGTTGAACATTGCAGTGGAGGTGTTGGACTGGTATAATATGGAAACGATTGCTAATGCATTCGGTGAAATTGGTATGGAATTCACAGACGCCGACAAGAAAAGCGAGATTGTGCGATTCAAGACGATACGTGACATCCAGTTTTTAAAACGGAAGTTCGTATGGTCTCCGCTCTTGGGACGTCATACTTGTCCAGCAGATTTTGCATCGCGTTTGGAAAGTTTGAACTGGACGAGAAAGAATAATGTGATTGATACGCGCATCATAGAGGCAGACACCATACAGAATGTGTTTATGGAAATTGCTGCACATTGCGACCGCGAGTTGTTTGACGAGTGGGCGCGCAAGATACTGAAGGCTGCGCGCGAAGTTAATCTACCGGGTGTGGTAAACGAGGGTTACGTTTACTACCACGTGCCCGCAGAGGAACGTGATTAATTGGAGACCCCGTCCTGCCATGACGTTAAACTGGCCCCTGTAGTGTGATCAGCACACCCTCATATCAATACCCACGCTAAAAGGGGTGTGAGCCGCTACTACAGGTAGGGACCGGGTTATTTAACCTTACTGCTTAGGGTGGTCCAGAGGCAGTCCCTCTAAAACCCAGAGCAACGTGGGACTCACTATGACTGAGGCTGGTCATAGATGAGGCAAAACGGC